AAAGGAATAATAAGTCCTAAAACTTTAAGAAATTATATGATAATATATGATTTTGACACTATTCTAAAGTATAATGAGGGTAATAGAACGCACACCTTTATGGATTTATCAATTAAATATCACATCTCAGAAAGACAAGCTCAGAGTATAGTTTATAAGGAGAGAAAGAAGATTGAAGCTACTTCAAATATAACTTATTAAAATTTATTCCAAAAACTGCGTAAAATTTAAAATTCTATAATATATTTTTGCTGTTATGGATAAAAATTGGTACAACATAAGTGGAAAGGCATCAGATGGTATAGTAGACATTTACATATTTGATGAAATAGGTGCATATGGATTAAATGCACAATCGTTTATTGATGAAATCAAGCCTTACAAAAACTCTCCTTTAAATATACACATCAATTGTGTGGGTGGTGATGTTTTTGATGGAATGGCTATTTACAATATCATCAAAAAAAGAACTGCTAGAACTACAGCCTACATTGAAGGAATAGCTGCTAGTATGGGTAGTGTTATTGCTCTAGCTGCAGACAATGTGGTTATGGCTGAAAACTCTCTTTTTATGATTCACAACGCATGGGGTGGAGCTATGGGAGAAGCTAAAGAAATGAAGAAAACAGCAAAACTTTTAGATAAAATAAGTGGTGAAATTGCTGATATATATGTTAAAAAAACAAAATTACCTTACAATAAGGTAGAAGAAATGATGGATGAGGAGACTTGGTTAAATGCTGAAGAAGCATACGAACTTGGTTTTGTTGATTCTATCTCGGATGCTATTAAAGTAGCAGCCAAATATGATGTTTCTAAGTTTAAAAATATTACAAACGAAGAAATATCTAATAAACTAAGTGTTAATTTAAAAAGTAAAAAAATGACTGATGAGTTAAAAGCTTGGTTTAATGGTAAAGTTGAAGATATTATCGCAAGAGTAAAAAGTGAATCATCTGATAACGATGCTGTTGAATCAACAGAAGTTAGCGAAATAACTATAGCAGACGAAGCTGAGATTTTAAATAAATTCTCTGATTTTGAATCTAAAGCTATTGAGCTTAATGGGTCTATTGCTGAGTTGGAAGGAGAAAAAGAAACTCTTACAGCAGAGGTAGAAAGACTAACAGCTTTGTTAAGTAAAGCAGAAGCAACAGGGACAGATATATCTACAGAAGGCGACCCTGCGGTAGTTAAAAATGAGGTAGAGAAAAAAGAGGATGCGTTTTGGAACAGTATAGTAGCTAAAATGAATCATATTAATTAATATAAACTTAAAAAGAAAAAAAATGGCAAATGTAGCAGCAAATGGTATAGGAACTGCATATAACGGAACCTATGCTAGTAAAATTTTATTAGAGCCTATGTTTACTGCGGATGATATTTCAAGAAATTATACTATCTACCCTGCAGTAAAATATAAGCAAAACATAACAATGGCACCTTCTTTAAAAGGTATAACAGCATTACACTCAGGATGTGGAACAACAAATGGTTGTAATCCTGCAGGATTTAGTGTAACTCAAAAAGTATTAGAAGTGGCAAATGTATCTGTTAAGCAGACACAATGTTGGGATGAGTTTAAAGATGAGGTAATTGTAGAGTCTTACAGAAATGGCGTAAACATGCCTGATCTAACAGGAACACAATTAGCTGAAGTAATCATTAACAGAGTTAGACATGGTATTGAGCATGATATGGTTAGGAATGCTTGGTTTGGAGAAGCTGCTATTGCAGTAGGTTCACCTGATTGTACTTACCAGTCAATGGGTAATGGATTATTCCACCAACTATCAACTGGAACAGCTTTTAGAGCTGGTACTAGTCAGCACATGAATGAAGTAGTGGGAGGTTTAACTTTAGCGGCAGCAACAGCTTCTTACGCAACTGTAGGGGGATTAATTAGCAACGCAGACGTTATCTTATTATTAGATAATGTATTTAATACTGCACCAGTTGAGTTACAACAAGTACCTGCATCAGAAAAAAGAATGTTTGTTACTCCAAACGTATATAACGCTTGGTATAACTGTTTAACTGCAGTAGCAGTAAATGGAGCAGTTGATTACGGACACTCTGAGGCACAAGTTGGTAAAGGTAGATTATTCTATAAAGGAATTGAGGTTGTTCCTTGTTACACTTGGGATGAGGCATTAGCTTTATCAGCAACAGGAGCAGGAATTGACTTATCTGCAGCGTTTACTCAAGCAGGTGCAACAACAACTACTCAAACAACTAATGGTGTTGTTTATACGGCGAAAGCTAACTTATTCATTGGTACTGATGTAACAAGACCTGAGAATGAGCTTAAAATGTTCTATGACGAAGCGTCTGAGAATATGTATGTAAGAGCAGGATTTACTATGGGATTCCAGTACGGATTTAACTCTCTAGTTAATGGTGCTACCTTAGTAGGGTAATATTTATAGTAGATAGGGAGGGAGAAATCTCTCCCTAAATACTTTTTTTTAACTTTTAAAAAAAGAACAAAATGGCAATAACAAATGGAATAAATATAGATTGTTCTAACTTACAAGCTGCAGGTGGTATAAGAAATATTCTTATTAGAACTTGGGCTTCAGGAGATGCTATTACTTATACTAATACTGCAACTTCACACTCTATATCTAGTATTGTAGATACTGGAGGCTCAACAGCTACTTGGTTTAATTATGAGTTTAAGAACGAATTACCTTCTTTAACTGTTACTGCAGCTAAAGAGAATGGCTCTACCTCGTATGAATGTGCTTTAAGTTTTATGATGCCTGAGATGACAGATGATAAGATGGCTGTATTACAGCAACTTATGGACACTTGTATGATGGTTATAGCAGTTGGTAATAATGGTAAAAATTATGTACTAGGTGTAAGTCAAAAGTATCAAAATGAAAAGGCAGTTATTAGAAATCAAACTTTTGCTAGTATGACTGGAGCAGAAGGTATATCAGGAGCTGCATATAATGATGATAATGGTGTAACTGTAACTATGGGATGTAAGCAATATGAGTCTCCAAGAATTTATACAGGTACTTTAACTTTATATTCAGGTGCAAGTCAATCTACTACATCGTAATTAATAATAATATAATAAATAAAATAATATGGCAATAGCAGATGGAATGGCAATTAATTGTTCTGACTTACAAGCGGTAGGTGGAACACGCCTTATAGCAATTAGAGAATGGGTTTCTACTGATGCGGTTGTTTTTGACGACACTAATCATGATATAGCATCTATAGTAGATGTTGGAGGATCAACAGCTACTTGGGGAGTTTATGAAAGTAGAATAGAATCTTCTTCTTTAACTATTTCAGCAACTAATGAAGGTAAAGAGTTTACAGCATATGATTGTACTGTGTCGTGGTTCATACCAGGACTTACAGCAGCTCAGTTTAAAGGTCTTCATGACTTTGAAGGTGGTAAATGCTTGATGGTAATGGTTGTAGATAACAATGACAACACTTCAGGTACAACTGCTCCTGCAGCAACTTTTGCAGACAATAAAGTAATTGGAGTATCTAATACTTTACCAAATCAAGATAAGGCTTCAAAAACTCAGCAATTTTGTACTTTAAGATCAGTTGAGGGTGGAACAGGAGCTGCATTTTCTGATGAGATAGGAGTTACTGTTACAGTTGGGTGTATCATGTATGAAACGCCTAGAAATTTTGAAGGTGCTATCACTTTAGGTGCGACTGGATTAACTTTGACAACAGCTTAATAATTAAGATTAAATAAGAGAGTGTTAGTTAATAACACTTTCTTATTAATATCTTTTTAGTTATGTGTGACTGTAATAAAGAAAGAAGTGTAACTTTGACAAATATATATTTAACTATGGCAGAATATAAAGTAAACAGTAAGGTAATAAAAGGAGTAAGACTAGCAGGTAAAAAAAGTGTAGATTTTAGAACCGAATTAAGCCAAGCAGATTTAGCTTACGCTTATGAGGAATTGAATATAACAGATTGTATAGACAAAATAGAAAAATCAAATGAAAAAAACACTAGCAAAAAATCCAAAGAAAGCTCAAGTAAAGCGAAAAAATCAAAAGACTAATACTTTTGAATTTGGAGTATTTGACCTTACAGTACCTCCAAGTATAACAGAGCCTAAAGACCTAAAAGCTCTAAATAATGAGTGGGTTCCTTTTGGTGATGACAATCTCTTTCCTCAGTATTTAGCTGAGTTAAAACGTAAATCATCTACTCATAGAAGTGTACTAGCACAAAAAACTGTATTTACAAGTGGTGCTAAATTTGTATGTGAGAACGAATCATTAAGAAAATTTATTGAAGATGTAAACGCTGACAAAGAATCTTTGAGGGATGTCTTTAAAAAATTAGCTGACGACTATTATACTTTTGGAAACGCATATATGGAATGCGTTATATATGATGGTGGAGTTAATATATATCACTTAGATGCAACGACAGTTAGAATGTCTAAGAGCAAAAAAGAGGTTTATGTAAACCCTGACTGGTGTAAATACTGGAACGTAGATAAAAAAATAAAAAGACTACCTATATATCCTAGGGTAGCACACAATAAGTTTGTAATTCACTTCAAGGATTACGAGCCTACATTTAATTTTTATGGATTACCTGACTATATAGCTGCACTAGAGCATATCTGTGTTGATTATGAGATTGGTAAATGGAATCATACCAAATTTTTAAATGGCTTTCAGCCTTCTGCTATCGTAGAGATTAGCGGAGACATGGGTGAGAAGGAAGCACAAAAAATGGTTCACGAAGCTCAAAAGAAGTTTGTAGGAGAAGGAAATAATGGTAAGATATTATTTATTGTAAAAAATGGAGATACATCTCCTGCCAACGTACAAGTCATTAAAGATGATCAAGAAGGTAGTTGGATTGATTTACAACGAATTACTGACCAAAATATTATAACTGCTAATAGATGGCAGCCATCACTATCAGGTATTGTAAGTTCAGGTAAAATGAATAATACGGGTAGTGAGATTAGAATTGCTTATGACTTAGTAATGACAACAGTAATCAGAGATACATCTGAGTTGATACTAAATGGAATAAGAACAGTTCTTTACAATGAAATGGGTTATGACCCTAAAGACTTAAAGATACATTATGAGCCACCAATTTCTTACTCTAATGATGTAGATATTAGAGAGGTTCTAACTATAAACGAGCAAAGAGCATTAATAGATGAAGATTTACCTATGTTAGAAGATGGTGATATGTTTGTTGCTGACAGAGAAGTTATAGTTGTTGAAAAAGATGAGGATGGAGATGGAGAGATAGACGAGACAAAAGAAATAACAGTAGAACAATAAGACATGGCTAATACAAGACAATACACAACATTAGTTTCCGCAGGAGAGGTAATTGAGAAAACATTTACTAATAAAAATACAGACCCTGTTTTGGTTTCTGAAAACACTATTGTTTTAGCTGAACTAGCACACATTAGACCTCTTTTGGGTGAAAAGTTTTATGCAGAATTAAAGAAGGAACACAATGATGGTACTTTAAGTGTTAATAATCAAGAGTTTATGCAGTATTATTTAGAGGACTGTCTTTCTTGGTATGTTAGATTTGAAGTGGTTAATGATATAATGAGTAATATATCATCTAGCGGGGTAGTACATAATATAGACGAGTTTTCAAGAATAATAAGTGAAGATACTTACAATACTTTTAAACAAGATACTTATAGAAAGGCAGAGATATTCGCTAATGATATGATGGATTTTTTACATTCAACTGATGAGAGTGGTAATTACCCTACTTATGAGTCTAATAAACCTAATAGCATGAGAGACACATATAAGAATCATGGAATGATATTTTATGATAGTATATATGGATATAATGGTGTTGATGGTTGCTTGAATTGTGGGAATCCTTATTTAAAAGGTGAGTGTAACTGTAATTGTATAGATTGCTAAAAAAAATAATAATATGTCATCAAATCAACATAGTTTAATAACAGACCCGCACATTCACAATCCTAAAGGATATGAAACTGCTCCAAATGGAACTGTAATGACTAAAGGTATTAGTCTTAGTGGTTATAACGATGGAGCTTTAGAGTGGGTTCCTCAAACTAAAATTGGTGCTACAAATTATGAGCTTCAAGGTTATGTAACTGGTGCTAGTAATTATTTTAAAGGAGAAGATATTGCTAACACTAGATCACCATATTTATTTGGAGAGGATTATGGAGCAAGTACCATAACTACAGGGGTTTCTACAATAGACAATAGCATTATGTTTAGAACTGGAATGAATTTTCACGTTGTTTCAAATTCTACAGTAAAATCAATTAGCGGATATATTACATCTAATGGCTCTAATAATGTGCAAATAGCTATTTGTAAAGTGACTCCTACATCTTCTTCATCACCTCATGTTATTGACCTTATTGACGTAATTACAGTAACAGGGGGTAACAGCAATGATACTTTAGTGTCATTTAGTGAAACAGTTTTTTTAGCAGATACTTTAGCTGCGGGAGATATTGTATTTCCAATGATTAGAGAGGATGGCGGCACAGGGTCAAGTATATATTTAAAAGGAACAATACAAACAATTTGTTATTAAGGTAAAATGAAAAATTCAATGAAAGATACGACAGAGGTGTTAGTTGCAAATGGGGGAGTTTTAGGATTAAGTTTGGCAGAGTGTAACGAAATATTACTTCTAGTCAGTACATCATTAGCAATAATTTTTACACTTTATAAATTCTACAAGTTATCCAAAAAGAAATAATATGGCTAAAATTAGCTTTGTTTTTAAGTCAAATTCTAGGAAAAAGAGGAAGGGCGTTCATTCTAAAAACGCTTCAAAGAGTCAAAATGGCTATAAAAAGAAATACAGAGGTCAAGGCAGGTAAGTGGTATAATGACAAGTTAAGAAATATGGATATTAAGTATTTTAAGTTATCCGAATTTGATTGTCCTTCTGATAGTGGATCAGGAGAAAATATGTGTCTTGATTTTTTAAGTAAGTTAGACAATGCTAGAGAGTTAGCAGGAGTTCCTTTTAAAATTACATCGGGATATAGGTCTCCAAAACATAATACATCAGTAGGTGGAGCTTTAAATTCTTCACACATGAATATACCATGCAATGCTTGTGATATAGCAGTACCTGACAGCTCTACTAGATATAAAATTATAGACTCCCTTTTAAAAATGGGAATAAATCGCATTGGAATTGGTAAAAATTTCATACATTGCGACACCGATAAAGAAAAAAGTCCAAATGTTATTTGGCATTATTATTAATTAAAAACAGAAAAAATGAAACAGTACTTAATAAGTAAACTTTTAACTTCAAAGAAGGTATGGCTAGGTATAGCATCTATGGTGGTGCCTTTAATAGCAAAAGCACTAGATGTAGACGAAGAAAGTGTAAGCCAAATTTGGTGGTCACTTCTAGCAATGTTATTTGGCCAATCTTTTGCAGATTTCGGTAAAGAATCAAAAAAATAATGTATATTTGTATTCCTACTTTGAGTGTTTTCATGGTTGGATAGTTAGTAGTTAAGAGTGAGAGGTTAATAACTTCTCACTTTTTTTTTACATCAATATTTTTTTTTAATAAATTTGAGTATGATAAAAAATGGTAAAAGATTAAGACTCACTATAGAGGAGGAGAACCTCATCTATAAGTTTAGAGCAAATTCAATAGATAATTTTAATGACAATACAGCATTAGATATGCACCTTGCAGAAAGAGGTATAAAGAAAAAAGATGTTGTATCTGTAAAACATTGGCAATCTGCAAATGGTGAGTTAAGGTTTTCAATAGTAACTAAAGAGGATTGCGGATTAGATGAGAATCAAATATTTGATAATGTTAATAATTTTATAGAAAAATATTCGCCTGATTATACAGAGATAAAAAGAAAAAAGGGAAATCATCTTTTAGTTATAAATCCTGCAGACATTCATATAGGGAAGTATGCTAATGAATTAGAGACAGGAGAGGCATATGACTGTGAAACTGCTGTTATGAGAGTTTTAGAGGGCGTTAAAGGACTTATAGATAAGTCTAAGGGTTTTGACGTAGAAAGGGTATTATTTTGTATAGGAAACGATGTTTTACATATAGATAATGTATATAACACTACAACTAAAGGAACGCATCAAGATACTGATGGCAAATGGTGGGAGCATTATGAGATTGCTTTAATGTTATATGTTAGAGTAATAGAGATGTTAAGAAAAATTGCTCCTGTAGATGTATTACACTCAATGAGTAATCACGATTATCAAAGTGGATTCCACTTAGCTCATACTTTAAAATCTTGGTTTAGAAAAGCTAAAGATGTTGCTTTTGATATAAGTGTAGCACATAGAAAATACTATCAATATGGTGAAAATTTAATAGGTTTAGAGCATGGAGATGGTGCAAAAATGGACAAATTACCACTTTTGATGGCACAAGAAAGACCTCAAATGTGGAGTGAAACTAAATACAGGTATTGGTATTTACACCATTTACATCACAAAGTAAAACACAAATGGCTAGACGCTAAAGATTTTATTGGAGTTACTGTAGAATATATGCGAAGTCCATCTGCCGCAGATAGTTGGCATTCAAGAAAAGGTTTTTGTGGAGCTTCAAAAGCCTGTGAAGCATTTTTACACGACAAAGAAAGTGGTCAGGTAGCTAGACTCACTCATTACTTTTAATTTAACCCTTTACTAACTCTTTATATAGAGTATTTTATACTCTTAAAGATAAATATAAAGAAAAAGTTAAAGATAAATACTAGGTTAAATATAAAGAAATTAAACATTTTTTAGAAAAAACTTAGTAAATATTTTGGTAGTTTAAAAATATGTTTTATGTTTGCATAGAATTTTAACTAACTAACTATAAACTTAAAATCTTTACATATGGAAAATTACACACCTTTTCAAGACGCTATCATAGCAGATGTAAAAAAGTCTAAAGAAACAGAGATTAAAATATTACGAGAGAACAATCGTAAAATGAAACTAGAAATTATAGAATTAAAGCAAGAACTTAATTCTAAAGAAAAAGCAAAGTTACTATTAAATAATATTAACTTTCAAATAAGAGAGTATTTAAAATAACTCTAATAACTAACTAACTAACTATTAACGAAAACACAAATTACTATGACAAATAGAGAAATAGACGATTTTTTTAATGAGCTTTTTCCTAAAGAAACACTCAAACCTAAAGAAACAGTAAGACAAAAACTGATTAGACAATTAAACGACCCTTATCACAATCCTTTTTCAGAAGGCTCAATAGCATCAGAGCAATTTGACTTGGCAATGCAAGTAAGGTCAGGTCATTATGAATCAGGAGGATTTGTATCAGACTATCATTTAGAGCAGTATTATGGTAGTGATTATGATGATTACAATTTAGACAACTAACTATTAACTAAAACTATTTAAAAATGACGAAAACACAAACGAGTGATATTCTACAACACTTAAAAGATGGTAGAAGATTAACACAAAAAGAAGCAATTAACGAGTATGGTGCTTACAGACTAGCAAGTATTATATATTCTCTAAGAAAAAAAGGCTATAATATAGAGTCTGAAGACTTAGATGTACCTACTAGGTATAAAAAACTAGATGGCAGTCCTAAAACAGCTAGTATCGTTGAATATAAACTTAACAACTAATTATTAATTAAATTTTAAAAACAATGAAAAAAATGGAAAACACAACAGAAGTAAAAGAAACTAAAGAAGAAACTTTAAAAAGACTATTCATAGAGAATGGCTTAGTTAAAGAAGATGTCTATAAAGACAAAAGAGGTTTTGTAATTATTACAAGAACTGGTATAGACAAGATAGTATCTAAACAAAATATTTCAGTAGCTTATGAGCCTGTAGTAATGGAGAAAGACTGGGTTGTAATGAGGGCAACTGCTAGTATGAAAGTAGGATATAAGGGAAAAGAAGTTAGAAACATGATGAGTTTTGGTGAGGCTTCCGACTCTAATCTTATGGGAGGTGGTAAAAAGTTTCCTGTTGCTATGGCTGAAAAAAGAGCTATGTCAAGAGTTGTTCTTAAGGTTGCAGGATTCTATGAGCAAGGTGTATTTGGTCAGGACGAAATAGTAGACTAATGTCTGATTGGATGGATGAGGTTCTTGATGGGAAACCATTAGAAGCAGAACTGTGGAAACTTGGCTACATTGAGAACCTCTTACATAACACATCAATACCTATACGTGAACAAGAAGATATAATGAGTTCTTTAAATGATCTTAGAGATATAGATGCAGACGATATAATACAAAAAATAAAAGAAAACGAAATACATTCTGACCCAAAACATCAATACGAACAAATGAGAAAGAGTGGAATGTTTAACTATAAATAAAATAAAATGAAAAATGACTATGACAAAGTAAGAACTTCAAGGAATGAGCTTGAGGCAATACTAAGAATAAGAGGAATATCTAAGCAACGATTTGGTAGAATATTAAATATTACAGGATCAACTATAGAAAAGTACATAGAAAACCCTTATCATTTAAGATACTATCAAATGCAAAGACTTGCACAATTTTTAAACATAGAAGTAAAAGATGTTATAGATATTATTGAAATAGATTTAAAAGAAGATTCAATAGTGGTTGAAGGTGAAGATAACTTTAAGGCTGTAGAATCATTAATAAAACAAAAGAACAATGACGATATATAAATTAGAATTTACTAAAGAAAGAGACGAAATAATTAAGTCTGAAATTTCAAAAAGATACAACTTAAATTGGGAACAAATACAATCTACAAGTAGAGTAAGGATTGTTGTTGATGCTAGAAGGTTATATTGTGGTATATTAAGATATATTTTTAGATTAACATTTCAAGAAATTGGAGATATTCTTGATAAAAATCATGCAACTATAATTCATAATATACAACAACATGATGCTTTTATTAGAATTTTAAAGTCATATAAAAAAAATTATGATGAAATAGAAAGAACTATGTTGTTAGATGACAATTATTATATCCACGAAGTTGTTGAAGTAGAAAGAAAAATGAACGAGCTTTCTATTAGATTAAAAGATTTAATAGAAAAGAAAAATGAGTATAAATTAAAAATTAAAAACAAAACAAATGTCAGAAAAAAATTATGTAGCTAGTAGTATAAAAAAAGTAACTACGCAGTATGGAGATTTATTTAACGCAAGTTTTAAAGTAGAAGATTTGCAAAAGATAGCTAAAAAAGGTTGGTGTAATATTACAATAGCAGAACGTAGAGAGCCTTCTGAAAAGGGTGCTACTCACTATGCTTACGAGAATACTTATGAGCCACCCAAACAAGTGACGACAGACAAGTCTAAAGATGAGGATGATTTACCATTCTAATCTATGATATAGGTTGGGGAGGTTAGTAATTTATTTTATTAATTCAGCGATTATACTTTGTGATGATTACAATTCCTCCCCTTCCTTTTTTACTAACTATTAACTTAAACACTAAAACATAATGGCAAAAAGATTTACAGATACAGACAAATGGAAAAAAGGTTTTATAAGAAACCTGCCTTCAAAGTATAAATTATTATGGTTATATATATTAGATGATTGTAATCATGCAGGAATATGGGAAACAGACTTTGAGGTTGCATCAATTAGAATAGGCAGTAAGATAAGCGAGAAAGAAGCTGTCAAGCATTTTGCAGAGCAGATCAAAATATTTGATAATGGTAATAAATGGTTTATAGCAAAGTTTGTAGACTTTCAATATGGCACTCTAAATGAAAACTCAAGACCTCATCAAGCTGTAATTAAGGTATTAGACAAATACGATGTTTACAATATAAAAGGTATTAATCCTGATGATATTGCAGGTTTAGATATAGAAATTAAAAAGCCTACTATTAAAAGATTTGTTGAGCCTACTATAGACGAGGTTAAAACTTATTGTAATCAAAGAGATAATAGAGTAGATAGTATGAAGTTTCACAACTATTACACTAGCAATGGGTGGATGGTAGGCAGAAATAAGATGCGAGATTGGAAAAGTGCTGTAAGGCATTGGGAATCAAACACTCCTAAAGATAAAACAGGTAGAAAACAATTATCTAATCAAGATTATAATAAATTTTAATATGAGAACACTAGAAGAAACATTGCAAAATGCAACGCACATAAAGGTTAGAGATTACAAAAGATATTCTTTTGGTAATTTACAAGAGTGTAAAAAATTATTTAAAGATGCTTTTATGCTTGTAGATAAAACTATTACAGAATATAAACATCTTGACGAGTATAATCATGTTATAAGTTGGCTAACAGATACTAAAGGTAAGGGATTGTTTTTGATAGGTAATTGTGGCAGAGGTAAGTCAGTTATACTTACTGGAGTCTTACCATTAATTTTTAATGCAAAAAAAGGTAAAATACTAAAACCTATTCCCGCTAGAAAGCTGCATAATGTAACTGAATACAAAAGCCCATTCATTGTAATTGATGATATAGGTACTGAAGAAATAGTAAATGATTATGGAACTAAAATAGATGCGGTAGAAAATGCTATATTTGAAGCTGAAGATGATTTAAAAATGCTTTTATTAACATCTAACCTTGACGCTAATGCAATTAAAGAAAGGTATGGAGAAAGGATATACGACAGGATTAAAAGGCTCTGTAAAGTTGTATTTATGAAAGGAGAAAGTTTGAGAAAATGAAGATATTAACAACAGTTTGGTTAATAATTATAATAATATGTGTCTTAGAAGCGTATTTTTGTACTAAATTTGATGACGAATTATAAATTAAGAAATGATTGAAAGTATAACATTAATTTTGTGCATATGGGGAATTAGCTATGCAGCTTTATCTTATATTATGACTAGAGGAAAAGAAGTGAATAATATAGAAGAAAACCTTAAAAAGCATGAAACTAGAACGGGAGGATTGCATAGTGATTACAAGTATGGACAAGCAAATAATAAAAAAAATGAAAGATAAAAGAATACCTCATTACTATATTGGAAGCAATGGTTATGAAGCAAGAAAGGTAGTGTCAGGATTTGATCTTTCTTATAATATAGGGACAGCAACAACTTATTTACTTCGTGCATCACGTAAGCACAAATCACCAGTTGAGTGTATAAAAAAAGCAATAGCTCATTTAGAGTTTGAGCTAGAGAAAATAGAAGAGTGCAAATAAGATGGGTAGCCCTATCTATAGAGTTATTGTAGAGTATGGCTATAAGAAGAAAGGTTCTGTAAGAAATTATAAGTATGCAAAGATTGACACATTTGTTTTGACTAATAATATTGATATGATAAAAAAAGATAAAGCATTGAAAGACAAGATATTAAGACATTCAAAATCTAAAAATACTGAGATAGATATAATATATAAAAACATCTATGTTGAGGGACAATATGGAGAAACTACTTACTAATTAAAAAAAACTATATGGGAACTATATTATTTGTTATTGTTGCAATTTACTGCATATTCTTAACTTTAAGAATCAGAGAAGCCGAGGCTGAAGTAATTGATCTTGGTTTAGATTTTGACGAGCTAGAAACAAGAGTATACAATAAAATGATGGATATTCGTAAAGAAATTAAGCAATCTATAAAAGAAAAGAAAATTGAGAAACCAAGAAGAAGAAGTACAAAAAAGCGTAGTAAAGTATCTTAAATTACAATATCCTGATGCTAAGTATTGTGCTAGTTTAGGAGGTATAAGAACATCGTTTAAACAAGCAGTTAAGGCTAAGGCTACAGGATATGTTAAAGGCTTTCCTGATTTACAAATCTGCGTTCCTATGGAGAGGGGGGGTGCCTCAGAGGGGGGGGGTGTCTATCATGGATTGTTCTTAGAAATAAAGAAGGATAAAAAATCTTATCCAACCAAAGAACAGAAAGAATGGATAGCATACCTTAATGAGCAAGGGTATTGTGCTAGGGTTACTAAAGGGTTAGATGAGAGTATAGAAGTGATTGATAACTATTTTAATAAAAAGATATGAGTATTAATATATACGAAAGAAAAGATATGCGAGGTGGAGGTTATGCCAAGCGTAAGTTTACATATGAAGAAGCACAGAAGGTTAGAGCAGACTACAAGACAGGTAAGTACACTCAACATGATCTAGCATCTATGTATAAGGTAAGTCAGTCTATAATCAATAAGATACTTAGGTTTAAGACTTATGTGAAAATATAAAAGAGGTTGTGTGTGTTTTGGTTGAAAGAAGTCAAGGAATTTATTTTTCTTGGCTTTTTTTTATTTCTGCTCATTGAAACTGCCGACCCTCCCTGAAACTGCTGAGGCCCTGAAACTGCTAGGTATTTTGGTTGAGGTTTGCTTGATAATGGGCCTTAAAAATAATTGCTTTTTTATTTGGTTATTTAGTTTTTTTTGTTATTCGTGCGGGCGTTCCTATATATTACACCGATTAAACATTTATTGTAAATAATTTGTAAATTTGTTGTAAATAATTTGGTTATTTGTTTTTTTGTTGTATCTTTGCCAAAGATTTAATTAACTAACTAAATTATAAACCAATGACAAAAACATTTGAAACAATCACTAATTTAATTTATACGGGCGGCTTTATTGCCTTAATTACTTTTACTATTAACGCAGCTATTAATTCATAAAACTAAAAAAATGACTGATTACAAAATAACAAACAAGAAAACAAAGCAAGTACAAATAATGAACGGAAAACAAGCGGCAGACTTTAAAAAAATAAATTATGAAAACAATTACGACATTCAAGCAATAACAAGCAAAAAAGATAAGATAATATTTAATGTTGTTGCGGTTTGTCTAATGATCGCCTTATATTTAGGACTTACACAACTTTTAAGCATTATATAAATAAATAATTAACTAACTATTAAAACACTTTAAAAAATGGACACGCACACAATGAACGACCCAAACAACCCGATCAACTACAAAGAAACTCAAGAAGATAGAGAACACGCAAAAAATGAATTAATGCGAGACACTTTGCAGGGCTTAACAATTAAGTATTTAAATGATGATGCTTTAGACTATTTGAGCTGTTCAGAAGAGCTAGGACACAAAGACAGCAGCGAAATATTCGATGACCTTTGCGAGGGTGGATTTTGGGATGTTGAGATCATTTATTATTCCAAGGCGATGGAATACCTCAGAGAACACGATACAAGCCTTTCAGAGTCTTTAGAAATGGCTAACGAGTTCGGCTATAATTTAGAGAATTTAAACAGCGAAACACTTGCAAGCCTACACGCATCAAGAAAGAAAGAAGAAAATTTTTGGGACTTTGTTGCCCCTGAATTAGATAAAATATATAATAAATAATACTAACTATAAAACACTAATAAAATGAAATACAAACTAAAAAAACAAAGATTCTTAAGCTATATGTTTGCAGATAAAGAAGACTATCTATATTGGGGTGAATATTTAGCGGATGAACTAGCAGGAGAGGGCAAGATCAATCTAACACTAGAGGAGATACTACAATCAACGGGGGATATTCCTGTATATTATTTTGATTTAGAAGATGAAAGCGGACACCCCGAGTACATTGATCCGAAAAATGTTAAACTAATTTAATTAATAACTATAAAACACTAATAAAATGAGACTAATAACAAAAGAAAGTATCACAGCATTCATGAACGCACAGAAATTTAATAAAGCTAATATGTCAGTAGAAGTATTGCCAAACGTAACAATATTAAAGTTACATAACAACGCTATTGCATACAGATACAACGACCCACAACGCACGTTAATGATAACTAATTGCGGCTGGTTTACTCCAACAACTAAAGAAAGATTAAACGCCTTACCTAATGTAAACATTTATCAAAAGTCTTTTAAATGGTTTCTAAATGGTAAAGAGTGGGACGGATCAAAAACAGATATTAATTAAATAAAATATAATGAGTGGACAACTTCCAAAGACTAATCCTAGCAATCTTATATTAACTATATTATTTTTTCTAGCCTTGTTAGGTTGTTAATATAAAACACGCTAAAAATACAAGACTTATCATTAAATTGATAGGTCTTTTTTTATGCTTAATTTTTTACAATGTTTTAAAATTAGTTTTAAAAATAGCTTATTATGAGCTGATTTTTTTCTTTTCTTGTGCAAGTTTTCACAAAAAAACTTATTAAAAAGTTTTTAAAAGCATTTTTTTAATAAAAAAGTTAAAAAAAAGATTGTTTTTGAAAAAAAAAGGGAAGGTTGAAAGTAAAATCCGTAATTTTTGTGATTTCCGTTCTTTAACCATATTTACGTACACATCCTAATTTTAAATCCAATTTCATAATTAGATATTCTTAATTATGTTTAGAAGTTGAAAGTTATTTTTGGAGGAAGTAGTTGTATAGTTATTTTGCCAAACTTATATGTATTAAGTTTCTTTAATTTTTTAAACATGATATTATTTTTTAAGAAGGTGATCAAATATGCTAGTTGCGATATGAGCAACAGCGTATTCTATAAGAAGTCCAAAGGTATAGGAAAATAAATTAATTATTAAGCAACTTTTGGAAGTAAAAAAAATTTTAAAAATGGAATTAAATCCAATTTCATATAGATAGGGTATATTAAGGGTATCTAATACTCTTAAAGATAAAGATATGGTAAAAGATAAAGTTATGAATAAAGACAGGTTAATAAAATTTCTTTTAATTTCGTAGGAATTGTAATATATTTTGTTTTATTTGTAAAAAAAGAAAAAGATATGGCAGGTTACCATCCACCTAAAATGATTACATCAAACTCTGCACCTGCAATAAGTGCTGATTTAGCATATGAAGGACATGGAAAATGTGGATGCCAAACAGTAATCTTAAGTGATAATTCTGCGGAGGGAGTAACACCTACAACAGTATGGGAAGCATCAGCACCTGCAGGACAACCTACTATTACAGGATGTACTGATTATTCTCATGTATATAAAATTGTAGCACTAGAAAATACTAAATTTAGAAATATATTTGCTACTAATATAGGTCAAGACTCTCTTAATGCTTTAGTTTTTGCAAATGGAGGGTTTAAACTTTTAGCAGGAGATGAGATTATGGCAGATTTTACTACAATAGATATTGTTAGTGGAACGCTAATGTTATACAGAGATTGTGACCAATCATAAAATATAAAAATTAAAAAAATAGAAATTATGCCTTGCGAGGAATGTGAAAATGGATTATACAAATGGGGACAAACAGGAGAGTGTCAATATGAAACTCTTGAAGATTGCCAATTAGCAAATCAAGGAGAGTATTTAGAAGAAACACTTAAGCCATCATATAATCACGAAGAAGATGTTGAATATACGCTAAACTTTACCGAAGAACAAATGAAAGAACTTCATTCAAATGGAGAGCTTATTGTTCATGTTGAAGATGGTGATCGAGAGATGGTAATTAAATTTACTTATGACCATGAAGAAACACGACAAGAACATGAAGAAGAAGAAGAGCTTTATGCTATGTCAAGATTAAATTCTACAGCTTATGATTACGCTACAACATTAATAAAAGAAGATAAGATAGATAAAGTTTCAGATTGGAGCTTTAGCACAGAAGAAGAAAATGCTTTATTAGGTGAAGATGGCGATGATTGGGGTAATTACGCTAAATGGTTTTTACTTGAAGATGAGGATGCAAACGAAGAAACTAAAGAAAGATATAAATTTCCATTTGGAAAAGATGGTAAAATATATAGAAAAGCATTGACAGCAATTAGACAAAGAGCAGCCCAATTTAATTATGACGATGTATTTGAAGCAGCAGGAAAGTTAATTGATATGATTGATGAAGAAAAAGCGTTAGCAATGGATTGCTCAGTTTTAACAGCATCAATGTTAGATGAAGAACTTGACGAGTACATAAATAAAATAGCTGACTCTATAAAAAAACTATAATGGCTGAAACATATAATGACTACCCTCAATCTGCAACTAATAATGCAAAAAGGGCGTTAAAATGGTTAGAAGAAAATGATAATCCAAATGATTGTCTAACGCCCGTAGGATTTGCAAGAGCCAATCAGCTCAAAAACAGAGAAAATCTGAGTAGAGAAACGATTGCACGTATGGCATCATTTAAAAGACATCAACAACATAAAGATGTGCCATATTCAGAAGGATGTGGAGGGATTGCTTGGGATTGTTGGGGAGGAACAAGTGGTATAGAATGGGCAATAAAAAAACTAAAGGAGATTGATGAGCCTGAAGGGCTTTTTGAGACGCTAATAAAAAAAATAAATAAAATATGAGTGAAGATAAAAGACATAAATTGAAAGAAAGCAACCTCAACAAATTAAATCCTTATAAAAGCACTACTGATAAATATTTTCCAAATGGCGGTAAAATAAATACAGAAGGCAGAAAGAAAGGAGAAAAAAATAATGTTACTGCTACAAAAATAAGCAGAAATGCTTTAACATGGGCTTTAGAAGGTCATTCAACTAAAATAAGAATGGCACTTGATAAATTATTTGATCAAAATCCTGAAGCATATATAAATGCAGTTTCTAAACTACTTAACTATACAGTTCCAAAATTATCATCATCTGAGATAAACGATAACACGACCAAAAAAGTAAAAATAGAATTAAATGATGATGTGAGCATTGAGGAGCTAAGAGCAAAACTTGATGACATTGACAACAACTGATGAAACACTTAGATTTGCATTAGAAAAAAAATTATGCGAACTATCATTCTATGAGTTTTTTAAAAAGGCTTGGCATATCGTTGAACCTAGTATTGAGCTGTCTACTAATTGGCATCATAAATATCTATGTGATGCTTTACAAGAAGAAGCAGAACGAATAATAGCCAATAAACCAAAAACAAAAGATTTAGTAATTAATATTCCCTTTCGTTCTACAAAATCTCTTTTAGTAACTGTTATGTTTCCAGTATGGAGTTGGATTAGAAATCCAAAATTTAGATTTATAACAGCATCATATTCTGCAGAGCTTTCTATAGAACACTCAACAAGAAGTAGAGATATAATAAACTCAAGTTGGTTTAAAGACAGATGGGGAGAGTTGTTTCACATCAAAAAAGACCAAAACTTAAAATCAAGATATGAAAATAATTTTTTGGGGGTTAGAAGAGCGACATCGGTAGGAGGAACAGTTACAGGGCAGGGGGGAGATTTTTTGATAGTAGATGACCCTGTATCTCCCCAAAATGCAGCATCAGAAATAGAAAGAGAAAATGCTAACGAGTGGTATAGAACAACATTTTACTCGAGATTGAACAATCCATTAACGGGAATAAGAATTATTATTATGCAGAGAATACATGATAACGATTTAAGTGGGTTTTTATTGTACGATAATACAAGCAGATTAAAATATAAACACATTTGCATACCTGCAGAATTATCAGATGATGTCAAGCCAAAAAAATTAGAAAAATATTATGATAAAAATGGATTGTTTTGGACAGATAGATTTAGCAAAACAATTTTAGATGATTATAAACAAGCATTAGGTAGTTATGGCTATGCAGGACAGCTAATGCAAACACCAACACCACTAAATTCAGGAATGATAAAAGCAGAGTGGCTAAAAATAGATAAATTTAAAATGATGGAGGTGGGTGAAAAAACAACAGTTGATTTTGTTATTGACCCTGCATATACTGCAAATGAAAAGAATGATCCATCAGCTTTGTTAGCATATATATTTAAAGATAACAGGTGGCAGATAATAGATTGTGTAAATGTTAGAAAGGAATTTCCTGAATTGGTTAAGTTTATACCTCAATGGGTACAAAAAAATGGATATTCTAACAGAAGTAGAATATATGTAGAACCAAAGGCATCAGGAAAGTCAATAGTGCAAACACTACAAAAAGAAACAGGACTAAATGTCAGAGAGGACAAGCCACCATCAAAAGATAAGGTAGCTAGAGTGCAAGATATATCTGCCTCTTTAGAATCGGGCAGAGTAAGTTTACTGCAAGGAAAATGGAACGAAGAATTTATACAGCAATTAGTAAAATTTCCATCTGCAAAACATGATGATATGGTGGATTGCTTAGTAATGGCAATAAATAAAAATATGTGGAATAGTGCAAAAGTAGTTTACTTTTCGTGATTTCTAAAAACTTCTAGTGTAATATAAAAAAAATTGATATAATTGCGAAATAATAAGAAAATCTTTATGAAACTTCATAGTCTTAACAAATATCACGAAGATATACTTAAAAAGTATATTAGTTTTGTCCAAAAGACTGTATATTCAGCTACAGAAGATTACACTTCTGAAAAATTCTTTGATTTTAACGAAGTATTAGAAAATATTATAGATTTTACTAATGCTTTTAATAAATTAGTAAAAACAGGTGATAGAAGGACAGAATGGGCTTACATGACACCTAATTTAATACTATATTCTTGTATTGGGTTTTTATCAGGAATAAAAACTAAAGAAAATGGTCAGATGATGGAAAGACTAGCAGAAGAATTATTTGAAACTACAGTAGATGTTATAGGAGAGACTACTGATATACTAGAGGATATAAATATCAAAGAGGAGATGCAAAAAAACATACTAACTAACTTAAAAAAAATAAATGAGCATAACAATTAATATTAAAAGTCAAAATTTTGATAGAGATGTTGTCATTCCAATAGAATGGAAAGACATAACTGTAAAGTATTGGGGTGAACTAGCAACTATTATTAAGAAGCATTACACAAATGCTACTGAAGAAGATAAAAGCAAAGAAGAAAACAAACACGCCTTGCTTAAATCACCATTAATGCAAGACTTTAATAAAGATGTAAAACTTACAGATACGCAAACTCTAAAAATGAATGCTGATATTTTTAGTTATATTTCAGGATTGACAAAAGAAGAAACAACTTTAGTAGATGTAAAACAAATAAACAAAGTTTTATCTTTAATAAACAAATTAACTGAAGAATATAAACCAAAAGGAACAAGGTCTTTTGAATTTGAAGGAGAAACATATTTCTTTCCATCAGAATTTTTTAAAAAGAATACATATGGAGACTATATTGAAGCTACTCAATTAGATATGTATATTAAAGACATGGAAAATGGAAGATTTGATATATTACCTCAACAGATGGCAATATTATGTAGAAAAATTGATGAGGAGTATGATGATGATAAAATAGCCGAAAAGGCAGATAAATTTAAAGAACTTACAATGGACATCATTTGGGAGTTCAGTTTTTTTTTGACTCAGCAAACAGTAAAATTAGCAAAACTTTCCCCTTCGTATTTGGAGAAACAACAACAAGTACAGGAACTGTGAATACAAAAGGATTATATAGAACCTATATAAAGCCATTTGGATGGCTTAATAGTCTTTATCTATTGGCAGAGAAGCAAGTGTTCAATATTGAAGGTAAAAACGCTATAGATAGCGTAAGAGACACAAATCTTTATCATGTCATGACGTATTTAAGTTGGATTACAGCAAAAAATACTTATGACAATAAAGTACAAGAAAAAATAAACAACCCTAACAAAGTAATGTAATGGCAATAGTAAGATTAACAGATATAGTAAAAACAATGAAGGATAAATGGGTTTATGGTGATAAATTCTTTGGGTATACAGAAGAGTTTAACGATAATCACAATACACAATATCCTTCATTACTTATAACACCTCCTGATTCGTTATATCCTGAAGTAACACCTAGAAACGGATGGGAAGAATATTCTTTTGAGGTGTATTTTTCAGATTTATACAACAGAACAGAACAAGCTAACGAAACAATAGATCAAAGGTGGGACAATTTACAGGATTTAGCAAATGAATGGTTAGATATGTTTTTAAAGTCATATATGGGAGAGCAAGAGGGCAAAACAACTATATCTTATCTTACAGATGGTACTTTAACATTAGAAAGAAATAAAGATGTTGCTAATGATCAATTACTGCAAATAAAAATGAATTTCGGATGGAAAATATTTAGTAAGTGCTTTACTCCTGTATCTAACTATCCAAATGAAATAGCAGACTTGAAGATATGGCTATCTGCAGATAGTAATGTTACATTTAGCATTCCAACAAAGAGGGTTAGTGCTTGGGGAGATAGGTCAGGAAATAATAATAATGTAGCTCAAGCTACTAGCGACAGC